TTCAATTCCCTGTGGCATGTGTCCCTCCAACCTCTACCAGCACCGTCATCAGGCTGGCCGCCAGCGCCTGCGCACCGGCCTCCTCGATCATGTCGGCATAGCGCTCGAGCGCGTTCTCCGCACTCTCACCGCCGGCGCCGCACTCGTCGACCACCAGCCGCACCTGGCCCAGGCTGCGCTTTGTGCGCTCCCACAGCGCGCCGTGCACCGCGTTGGCCAGCGTCGTCTCGCGGCGGCCGGAGGCACGCGCCGCCGCCGCCACTGTCGCCGCCAGCTCCTCGCCGGCCGCCGACATCCACCCGTCATAGAACTGCGCAGCCCACTCGCCAAAGTTGCCGTCGTCCTTACGCACAACGCTGACGGCTTTGCGCCGCAGGTCGTTGGCCTCGCGCCGGGTCAACTTGCGCGCCTGGTGCTCGACGAGCGGCGCAATCCAGGCCGGGTCAATCGCTCGTGCCGCCTGCGGGTCGCCAAACATCCCCGCCGGCGACATATTCAGCGGCTGCAAATAGACGTCGCCGCCCTCGTCGATCGGCGGCATATTCTCCATGCGCCGGATGTCGTTAGCCGACAGCCAGCCCCACTGCCGCGCCACCGCATAGGACTGGTAGCGGCTGGTCGTGTCGCCACGCAACAGCCCGTCCACCAGGTACTCGAAATAAATTGCCGCCTGTTCGCTGTCAGAGAGCAGATCCCGGAACATCGCCTGCTCATTGCGAATCAGCCACGGCCGGATCGTGTCGGTAACAAACTCGATGGCCTGGTGCTCGATGTTGGAGAACGTCGCATTCTCCAGCAGCCCGATCTTGTGCGGAGGCATGCGGAACAACCGGGCCACCTCCTGCGCCTGGAAGCGTCGCGTCTCCAGGAATTGCGCTTCCTCGGGCGGAATGCCGATCTGCTCGACCTTCATCCCCTCCTCGATGATGCGCGTCTTGTGCGCATTCTCCAGCGTCGACGCATCCCACGTCGCCTTGAGACGCTCGTAGGCTTTATCGGTCAGCGTGCCCGGATGGCTCAACAGGAAGCCCGGCCGCGCACCCTGCGCAAAAAACCTGGCGCCGAACTCCTCGGTCGCCATCCCCAGCGCCACGGCCAGCATCGCCACACGCAGCGGGCTGATCCCCGTCAGCCCGTCCAGCACCATCGCCCGCCGGTGATGCACCTGCCAGGCCGCCAGCATCACCTCCTGGCCGTTCTGTTGCCGGTAGGTGTACTGCACGACGCCCGCCTTGCGCTCGACCGCCATGCGATCCGGCCGTAGTGGCCACAGCTCGCGCACCCGCCCGCCGCCGTCGAGAATGATCTGAGCATACGCATTGCCCCAGCCGGCACAGTGCGACGTCATCAGCTCCTCGAACTCGAACGCCGTCATCTCCGGGTTTGGCTGGCGGCGCAACACCCGGTAAAGCGGATGATTGGTCGCCCGCTCGCGTCCGCCGTTGCGCGTCTCGCGATAGGTAATCAGCGGCAGCCCGGCCACCGTCTCGCCCAGCACCCGGATACAGGCAAAGACCGACGGCAGCGCCAGCGACTCGCCGATCGACGGCGCCGGCATCCCGGCAATCGCCGCCTGGCCACCAAACACGGCGCTCCAATCCATATCCTGCGACGGGTGGAAACGCTTGGCCACCGGCGCCAGCAGAGCACGCATCACACTCATGTAGACCGCCCCACCGGCATCAGCGCCAGCGCCACCGCCACCACAATCAGCGCCGCGCCCGCATAGGCCAGCGTCGCCGCCAGCCCCCACGTCAGGTACACCGCCGCGCCGATCAGCAGCAGGCCGATCAGCGGCAGGATGTCGATGAAAGAGTTTTCTCGAGAAAACTTCGTCATGCCTTGAAGGTAGCACGCTTGAGGGAACTGCTAGTTCACTGTCTCTGTAGTCTCCGCCGGCTGCTCGTTCTCCATGGCTGCCAGCGCATTGCGAATATCGTACGGGTCGTCATGCTCGAATGGGTCGACCGTTTTCATAACCTCTGGGGTTATCGGTTCCGGCTCCGGCTCGACCGGCTTCGGCACGTACTCAATCACCCATCGCCGCCGGCCGCCGCCGCCCCGTCGCCACTTAGCCATCGCTCGGTGTCCTCTCCGTGCTGGCCACACGCCACACGCCGCCATCATCGACCAGCGGCACCACCCGGCTCAACCGCTCGAGCATCGCCCGCGCGCCACGGGGCGTAATCTCCAGCACCTCCGCCACCTCGCGCACCGTCATCGTCCGGCCCTGCGCCAGCAGCCAGGTCGCCCGCCCAATCCGCTCCGTCGGTAGCATATCCAGCACACGCCCCTCCGTTACTGTACGCCCACCTGCATCAGCCGCATGCGCAGCGCCGCCATATCGCTCCCGGCCACCACGCACCGCTCGCCGCGGGCGAGAATCTGCAACGCATGATCCACCGTGGCGCACTCCGTTCGAAGCCGCGTCGTCGGCTGGCACGTCAACTCATAGCCGTGCACCTGGCACACATACGCCGTCGTCGCCCCGCCGCTAACTGCCATCAGCTCTCACCGTTGGTAATTCTGCATTGCGAATGACCGATACATCGACGTCGATGCCATTCGTGAGCAGCACGCTTTTCCCAGGTAGCGACTCGGCCACAGCCCGCTGCAATTGCTCAAACTGCTGCTGGCTGACTGGCTGCTTAAAACGAATAAGCAAAATATCATCATCGGATAGGTTTAAGTGCGAAATATCAATGTTCATCTCTCACCCCTCACGCATTACGCATCACAGTTCCCTGACATCCCGCTGGTCGTAGACGCTGCGCAGCGCGTCCGGGTCGTGCAGCGTCGCCCTGGCCAGCCCCATGATCATCGCCACCAGGCCGTCGATCTTCTCGCCGGAGTTCTTCTTGTCCGGCTTCACATTCCCGGCCGCATCGCGCATCGCCACCATGTTGTAGGCCATCCACGTCAGCACCGGATTGTCGCCATGCGCCAGCCCGCGCGAGACGATCAACTTCTCGAGCTCCTTCATCGGCGCCGACATGGAGGCGTACCACTGCCCAATTTGCACCACCGTCATGCCTCGGTTCGCCATCCAAAGATAGATGGCCGCAGCTCCCCAGCGATCAAACCCGATCTCCTGGAGGTCATACCGCTGCGCATCCTCGTCAATCTGCCGGTAGATCCACTCATAGTCGATCACATCGCCCGGAATCGCCGTGATCCACCCATCGCGGCACCACGCATCATAGGGCACCTGGTCGCGCCGGCTGCGCTCGTGCATGGCCGTCTCCGGCACCCAGAAGCGCGGCAGAACCCGGAAATAGGGGTCGTCCTCTGTCGGCGGGAAGACCAGCACAAAGGCCGTAATGTCCAGCGTGTTGGAGAGGTCCAGCCCGGCGTAGCACGTCCGCCCATCGAGCGCCGCCACATCGAACGGCCCGCCGCACGCCCGCCACTTGTCCGGGTGAATGAAGTGTTCCGCCGCGCGTGTCCAAATGTTCAGCCGCTTGGTCAGGAAGGAGGTCAGCGCGCTGGGCAGTTCCTTCGCCTTGCGTGCCTGCTCGCGCAGGTCGTCCAGGTCGACCGAGATACCCAGGTTCGGGTTGGCTTTGATCCAGTTCGTCTCGTCCCACTCGTCGTCGCCCTCGTCAAGAGTGAAGATTATCCCAAAATGGGAATCATCCTCGATCACACCATCCAACACCTGTGACGTGTACTTGCGCCGCTCGTAACAGAACGACGACTGGTTGAACCCTGCCGTCGTAATGCCGAACATGAGCGCCTGCGTTCTGGCGCCCGTGCCCGTCTCGAGCACGTCCCAAATCTCCGACGTGCGGTGCGCATGCAGCTCGTCGACAATCGCACAATGCACGTTCAGCCCGTCCATCGTGTCGGAGTCGCGGCCCAATGGCACGTACTTGCTGGCCTGGTCCCACTTCAGGAAGATCTTGTCCTTGTGGACCGTGATGTGCTGGCGCAGGTACGGGCTCGCCTTCACCATGCGGCCCGCTTCATCCCATGCCAGCTTGGCCTGGTCGCGCTTGGTCGCCGCGCTGTACACCTCCGCTCCGGCCTCGCCATCCGCCAGCATCATGTAGAGCGCCAGCCCCGAGGCCATCGTCGTCTTGCCGTTCTTCCTGGCAATCTCCACGTACCCGGAGCGGAAGCGCCGCGTCTTCGTCTTGCGCCGCTGCCAGCCAAAGAGCACCCACACGATCGCCTGCTGCCATGGCTCCAGGTCGATGGTCTTGCCTGCCCACTTCCCTTTGCTGTGGCGCAGGAACTGGTAGAAGTCGATGGCGTGCTGGGCAGCGTCGCGATCGAAGTAGATCCCTCGCTTGCGGCCGGTCTTCAGGTCCCGCTTGTGCCGCTCGCAGAAGAGGCGCACCCATCGGCACGCCGTCACCTTGCCGCGTATGACGTTGTCAATGTACCGTTCGGCCGGGCTCTTACGACTCCGGGCCATTGCGTTTCCGCAGGAACTCCAGGAAAGGATCGGCCTTCCCCTCGTCGCCGCTCTGCAACCGGCTCCGGCTCACCGGCGACATGCCCAGCAGGTTCATGAGCGACGTGCACATATCCGCCGCCTGCCGCCACGTGATGATCGCCGGGTTGCGCCGTGGCTCGTCGCCGTGCGCGCTGTCCGCCACCTCGATGCCGCCGGTCAGGATCTTCTCGTACGCGAGGTCACGCACACGCAGCGCCTGGCACAGTTGCAGCACGACCTGTGCGTCGTGGCTCGCCGCGATGCCGTCGGGCACCAGCTCCGCTACCATCTCCCAATACGGTCGCAGCTTGTCGTCCAGGCCGGCCGGCATCTCGAGCGGCGGTCCCGCGGCTGGCTGTATATCTCTCGGTCCTGACAGGTGATTTCCCATTTTCACAATTTGGGGATTTTACCCCGTGCGAAACTTTCTG